AATGGTCATGCTTGGGCCAGTACTCGAAAGACTCACTTTCGAAGGCCTCAAACCAGCTGTTGAACGCGCTTTCGCGATCGCATCCAGAGCGGGCATCCTCCCTCCCGCCCCTGCCGAGATTAGAGGGAAGAACATCGAAATCGAAACAGTCTCCATGCTCGAGCTAGCGCAGGACGCTGCGCAGATGTCTGGAATAGAGCGGGTCTTGCAGATGATCGGTCAACTCGAAGGAATCAAGCCAGATGCCATCGATGTGGTCGATACCGATTATGGGATCATGAAGGCGTCCCATCTGCTCAACAATGATCCCAAGCTGATCCGCTCACCGGACGAACTAGAGCAGATACGACAAGGCCGTCAGCAGCAAGAGCAACAAGCCCAAGCAGCCCAACAGGCCGAAATGGCCGAGAAGCTCTCTGCTGGCGCAAAGAACCTCTCAGATACCAACGTCGGCGGCGGACAGAATGCCGCGCAAGCACTCATAGGAGGCCAAGGTGGCGGATTCTAAAACTCACGGAGCGATCAAGAAACACCTCGCGACAGCGAGGGCTGCACATAAGCAAGTCGGAGCTTCGATGGACAAGATTGAGGAAATCCTTGGGGCGCTGAAGAACGCTCCCCAACAACCCCAACAACCTACCATGCCGGGAATGACCGCAGGTCCAGTCAGCCCAATGGGTGGAGTTGCAGGTAGTTGAGGTACTCTCAGTTGGCCCTTTGATTTGGGCTTTGATTTGGGCTTTGATTCGGGGGCTCTTTGATTGTGGCGGTTTATGATGCAACCAACCCCAAGCATGTTGCGATCCAACGTCGTAGCGATAGGGCAAGCCAAGAGTCGGTTGACGCCTTCTTACGCCATTCCATGGGATTGGTGGATGGGCGCAGGTATTTTCATGGGTTGTTGGTCCGCTGTCATGTGTTTGCAAATCCATATACTGGCCGCGCAGGAACTACAGCGTTTGCTTGTGGAGAGCTTAATGTCGGTCAGCAAGTCCTTGCAGATATCATGCGGATTGCGCCCGACGAATATGTCCAGATGATGAGGGAAGCCAATGCCAGAGACATCGCCGACGACACCCGTAGAACCAGGTCCGACGAGGACAGCGACAGGGACGATCCAGGACCAGTCTACATCCATCCCGCCTTCGACCAGCGCAGCGCAGGAGACGAAAGCACCAGAGGCACCGAAGACGGAGACGACGACAGAGACGAAACCGACCGAGACGAAAGCGCCTGATGCTCCGAAAGACGGGAAATCCCTACTTAACGAAAAAGGTCCAGAAGTCGGAGCCCCCGAAAAGTACGCGGACTTTAAAGTCCCTGAGGGTTACACGCTTGACGGAGAAGTTGCATCAGAGGCCCAGGCTCTCTTCAAGAAAGCCAATCTCACTCAGGCCCATGCTCAAGAGCTAGTAGATTTTTATATAAAACAATCCAAACAAGCGTTCGAAGCCCCCTTCAACGCTTACATGGATAAGCGCCAAGATTGGCGCGATGAAATCAACGCCGACGCCACCATCGGTGGATCGAAGTTGAACGGCGTCAAAGTGTCGATAGGTCGACTTATCGACTCATTTGGCGATGCTAAGGTCGCTGAAGCGTTTCGCGAGGCAATGGACTACACCGGCGCAGGGGATAACCCCGCCGTCGTCCGTGGGCTTTACGAACTCTCGAAGCGACTAACCGAGGGCACCGCTGTCCGTGGAAACGGTCCAGCGACCACCGGGATGCGTGAACCTGGCCGAGAAGTCCCATCGACTGCTCAGGCTATGTACCCACACCTTCCTTCCAACCGATAAGGATAACCCATGGCTACCATCGGCTCATCTGCACTTACCTACGCCGATTGGGCAAAGCGCATGGATGACGGATATAAAGTCGCCAGAATCATCGAACTGCTATCGCAGACTAACGAAATTCTGGAGGACATGCTCGTCATCGAAGGCAATTTGCCCACCGGACACAAGACCACCATCCGAACCGGCCTACCTCAGGCCACATGGCGCTTGCTGAACTTAGGCGTCCCGAACGCCAAGTCCACCACTGCGCAACTCGTCGATACCTGCGGCAACCTCGAAACCTACGCAGTCATCGACAAAGATATCGCTGACCTCAACGGCAACACCGCTGAGTTCCGTCTCTCAGAAGTCAAGGCGTTTCTTGAGGGCATGTCACAGCAAATCGCCGCGACCTTGATCTACGGCAACCAGTTCCTCAACCCAGAAAGGTTCACCGGCCTTGCACCACGCTATTCCACCAAGAACACCGCCAACTCCAATACAGCTTACAATGTTCTCGATGGAGGAGGCACCGCTAGCACCAACACCTCGATCTGGATCACAGTATGGGGAGACGACACTCTCCACGCTACTTTCCCCAAAGGAAAGATCACTGGATTGCAGCATCGTGATATGGGTGAATGGCCAGTTCTTGATTCGTCACAAAACACCTATCAAGCCTATCGCGACCACTTCAAGTGGGAAATTGGTCTTGTGCTCAGAGACTGGCGATATGTCGCTCGTATTGCCAACATCGACGTCACACAACTTACTGGAGTCTCTGCTGCAAATCTTATCAACCTCATAATCCGAGCGTTGTATCGACTGCCCACCGCCCCTGTCTCTGCCACGACAATTCAAACCTCCGACACTCCGGAAGTCCGCGCAAACATGGGCCGCACAGTCCTCTACGCCAACCGCGTAGTCCGAACCTACCTCGACCTTCAAGCGATGAACAAGACCAACGTCCTGCTTCGCATCGAAGAGTTCGACGGTAAACCCATCACCACATTCAGGAGCGTCCCGGTGAGAACCTGTGACGCTATCCTGAGCAACGAAGCCCAAGTCACCTGAGGTGCAACCATGATCCTTGATGGACTACTTCTCTTCTCTTCCGGAACTACCTATGGTGCCGGAACACTGGCGATTGGTGATGCTATCACCGCTACTGGCAATAGCACCAACGTAATCGACTTCGGTCCAGGACCAACGAACACGGCCCTGCCACCCTCACAAACCACCCCAAACACCCAACCCTTCCGGGATATGGGAATTGGCGACGATCCAGCGATGAAGCTCTTAGTCCAGTGCCTCACAACCTTCGCGACCGGCACATCGCTAACTATCGGACTTCAGGGCGCACCGGACAATGGATCGGGTGGCACAGGCTCCTTCAACACTTATTATTCGTCCCCAGCGATCGCTGTCGCTAACTTGGTCGCTGGCGCCAGGTTAATGGACATGGACATCCCTCGTCCACCGCCTAACTTCCCCGAGCCCCGGTTCCTCCGACTCGCCTACACCGTCGGCGGTTCCAACTTCACCACCGCCACCTTGCTCGCTGCGATTGTCCTCGACCGCTTCGATCAAGTCTACAATGGCACCGTAAACTCAATCTCTGGTGGCTATCCAGCAGGGGTCACGGTGGCGAACTGATGCGTAGGTTCATTGCGGGGTTGGTGGGGGTAGCGTTTGCTACCCTTGCCCCCACCTTGGCCATCGCACAGCCAGTCGTACAAAACACCTTCACCGGCAACGAGTGTTGGAGCGTTGGTCAAGGTCCAGGGGGCCCAAGCAGCTTCGTCTGCGGTTCCGGCTTTCGTAACGGCACTGGTATCCAAGTCGTAACCGGCTCTGGCGCTGCCACCACCGCCGCTACCGCAAACAGCTCCCTCTACCTTTGGCACACCCCCGCTCCAACCACCTGGGCGCTAACTCTGCCCAACCCAGCCAACGATGGACAGATCGTGCAGCTAGCGACTGACGTTACTCTCACAACCAACGTGACAGTAACCGCGCTAAACACCCCACAAAACCAAACTCTGAGCGCAGCTTATTCCGCCCAGACAATCACCGCCAACACTTCCGGTCCTGCGTGGGCCTTCAGTCTCTCCCTCCTGCAATGGACCCGAATCAAATGAAACGGCTCCTCCTTGCGCTGGGCTTTGCGCTCTCACTTTGTATAGGAGCGCAAGCTCAGCCAGTTGGACCAGCCCCGTTCTATTGTAACAAGGTTCAAGTAAATTCTCTAACTGTGGGGACGACTCAACTAATCATTGGCGTCGCAAATCAAGTCATTACCATCTGTGGATACCTCTGGGACGAGAACGCAAACGGTACAGCACAGATTGTGTTTGGTACTGGAGCCAGTTGCACGAGCTCAACTCCAATATCCACCAACACCACTACATCTGTCGGTGGACATGTGGTCAATCGAATAGCTACTGGTTATATATCAAGCGCTCCAGGACAGTCGGTCTGCGCTATTGTGACTGGAAGCAACCCACTCAACACGGAGGTTTACTACTTTCAACAGTAGTGAGAGAATGACATGAAAAAACTCTTCCTTGCGTTAGGGCTCTTCTTCGCACTAAGCCCTAGCGCCCTTTCCCAAGGTCCCATCGTTGGCCCCGGGCAACCAATCCTCTGCGTAACCGCCGCCACCTTAGCCGTTGGCCCGTCCACCATCACTCGAATCGTCACTGGCGTGTCGGGTAAGTCTATCAACATCTGTGGTTGGCACATCACCAACACTGGTGCTACTGGTACCTTCTCGTTCAGTATTGGTACCGGCACCAACTGTGGCACCAACACCTCAGTCGTCGTCCCTGCGCAGAACGTAACCAGCACAGCACCTATCACCGACCATATAGACTACGCCTTCCTCACCATTCCGTCGACCACTGGCGGTTTACCCACCGACCTCTGCATCACTCCCTCAGTCGCAACAATCGCGGCTGTGGTTTACTACAACCAATTCTAGGAGGCCCCATGGCTAGATGGCGATTACTCGAACCACACTACCTCAACGTCGAGGGGATAAAGTGGGAATATCAAGAAACCGATCG